AACTTGTAGACCAGGGACGGTCACGTTCTTGGATGCGCCAGAGGTGGCAACGGTCGTTGCGGAAACAGAAACACCCATAATAAACGAATTTAGGATGTTTCCACGCAAAACGGTGGTTTGCAGAGCCATGATTTCTCCTTAGAGATGAATTGATTTTAACCAGAAAAAGAGAAAAAGCCACCCCTTTTTGAGAGGCGGCTTTTCTGCTTCATCGCGGCTGATTAAGCAGCGATAAGACCCAAAGCCTTCAACGCTTTGACAATATCGCCAACCGTGTAAGCGGTCGAACCAGAGCCGCCAGTAAACGTGGTGTTCACATAGACAGCCGTGGTGGAACCAGCAGCAGAGGTGGTAACGTTACCAGTAGCGGTAGGTTGGGTCGAACCCGTAGCACCAAAGAAGGAAACCAAACCGCCGTTGGGGGCGATTGCGGTTCCGTCAGTGCTGTCACCATCAATCAGATAGTGCGGGCTGGTGGTAACGGCAGGGCCGTTGTTGGTGTAGGTAGTAGGAGACAAAGCCATGATCTATTCCCTTTCAATTAAGCTGCAACACGGCAAGCGAGTTCGGGGTACAACGGAGCCCAACCATACAACACGTCCAGACGGGTCGGGATCGAGTCGTTGTTGATCGTGTACTGGCGAACCACACGCATCGACAGGCCGATTTCCTTGTCGGAAGCGCGACCGGCGAAATGCACACCCTCGGGCAGTTCCAGATCAGCCACTGCCAGCGTAAACGCATTGCGGTGCATGATAATGTTCTGCGGAGAAACCGTACCCGTCTTGTTAAAGAAGTTAACGGTAGCCGTAGCAGATGTGCTCGGAATCGTCACGTTCTGGAATTGACCAGCGGTGATGACTGCGGGGCTGACGGTCACGTTGAAGGTTGCGCCAGTGCCAGAGGCAGCGGCTTTGACCACAAAGTTACGCAGCTTGTTCGAGCCGTAGGCTTGACGGTTCTGGGGGTTAACAGCGTATACGCCATCAATCGTAATCACATCGCCAGCGTTCAGGGAAACTGCGCCGGTAGAGGTGATGCTGATCGTGGAGGACGATGCCCAACCAGAGGTAAGGAAGCCCGTGGCAGTGGTGGTAGCACACACAGCCGTACCAGCGAACGAACCGAACGTTTGCGAAACCACGTTCTGATCCATCTTCCAGTTCATGCCAGCAGAGTCACGGCCCATCAGACCTTTACGGTACTGCTCGCCAATCGCTTCCTGGGGAACGAACAGACCTTTCAGGCTGTCAACAATGGTTGCGCTCGTGAACGGTTCAACGATACACGAACGGCGACCATCGCGAGGTGCGCCTTCAGCGTCCAGATACGCACCTGCGGTCAGGTAGGTAATCAGGCCGGTTGGGGGCGTGCCAGCAGTACCAACGATGTTGGCGGTTTGCAGGGTAGCCATCGACAGACCGTCACGGTCAATCTTGTTGGCGATTGCAGCGACAGCAGGCTTCAGCACGCGATCCGAGAACATATCTAGAGACAGAGCCAGGTCTTGAGTCGTGAACTGGGTGTCAACGTGGAATTGGGTGCTCAGAGTCACAGGAACGCTCGTCTCGTTGAAATCTTCAACGTTCAGGGCGGGGCCAGTCGTACCGATGAAACGACCCGGGCGGCGGACGTTGACCGTGTTACCGATCTTCGCACCGACCACCGCGAACTGGTCGTCATAGTTGCGGTCTACTTCACTGGTGAAGGTCAACTCGTTTTCCAAGACCATCAACGCTTCGTTGGTGATCTTGCTAATAGTTAGCAAGGTATTTGACATTTGGTTTCCTTAAAAAGATTAGGTTTACCGAATCTTTCCTGCTCTCCTCGCTTGCTTCCAGGCTTGGTAACTGCCTTCCCACACACCATCGCTGGTCATGGGGACATCTACTGCGCCTTTGCTTGCTCGGATTGGCTTGATAGGTTCGGGGGCTTTGCTTTTGACCACAGGAGCACTCGTTTCTTGGGGTTTAGCCTCAAAACGTGCCTCAAGTTTTCCAATTTCTCTCAGTGCGCTAATCGGAGGCAAACTGGCGATCTTCTGGGCAATCTCAGGGTTTTCAGCAAGGTGGTAAAGAAGTTTTGCACCATGGTCGCTGTCCATAATCGCATCGCGCACATGATTGGGTACAACCACATCGCTTGATGCCACCATGTCATCAAAGTCAGGCAACTCATCTTTAACCGCATTCACCTTCTCGGCCCAAGTTTTCACAAACTTTTCCCGTTCGGTTTCCTGCTTCATCTGCTGAATCTTCAAATTGGCTGTGTACTCGGCTAGAGCCTCAGCGTATTTGAAAGCATCCTCAAATTGCTCTGGTTTTGGCTTACCGTCTTGAGCTTCCTGCACTTGTGGCGCAGACTTTTGCTCTAACTGCCTCAACCGATCTTCCAGTTGCATCCTCGCTTCACGTTCCCGTTGCGCTTCTTTACGCGCTTCTTCCCGTTGGCGAGTTATCTCTGAAAAACGCTTCTCAAGTTTTGGATTTTGCTTGCGTTCCTCCTGCGGTTTTGCGGCGTCTGCTTCAGTAGGTTCACTCCCTTCACCCTCTGCAACCGGCTCTGTTTCGGCTGGCGTTTCCACCTTTTCCTCAACAGCCACAGCCTCAGTTGGCTTATCGGCTAAACCTAATCTCTCTGCATAAAAATCCGCTGAGTTTTCGCTGGTCACTACTGAACCAGCACTTTTTTCGTTCGACATAGGTATTACCCTAAGAATTTGCCCCATGAAACCCATGGGTAGGTTTGGTCAATATAGACCGAATTGGTTACTGCGTCAACCCACCAGTAAACGGATTTGCTCCATGTTCAATGTCTTGGGCGGCTAGTTGGGCGTATCCCATCTGCTCGGCATTTCTGCGGTCAATCTCCGCATTCAAGCGTGCCGTGTCCATGTTATGCAACAAAAGCTGAACAATTGCGTCAATTTCCGTCTTATTCTGGGACGTAATTGAGCGAGTATTCTGGTCGTTGACCCGAACTTCTGCCATCGTTTCGGTATTGTGGGCACGCGCCGTCACATCCATCAGCTTGCGCTTGGTTTCGGCATCCTGTCTAACCTGTTCAATGTCCTGACGCTGTTTCATAGCCATCTGCATAGCTTGCATCTGCTGTTGCATCTGCTGAACCTGCGCTTGAGCCTGTTTGAGTTGCATCTGAACCTGGGGCGGGACGTCAGATTTCTCGTCAATCTGGGCCAGCGGGTTCATGGCGGCGAGGCGGTCTGCAATCATGTCTGCGCCGGGGAAGTCCATGTTACGGAACACCAGGTCAGAAGCGGCTTTGAACAGGTCGTTATTGCCCGTGAGAAGCGGCATCATGGCCTCTACAGCCTCTTGGCGCTTGGAGTTGTATCCAGGGCCGGTTTCCATGACCACATCGTAGCGACCAACCGTAACGTCATTCAGAACCTTGCCAACGGCGTCCTTTTCGTTGACCGTCACTATCTCGGGTTTTCCATCATCTCCAATGATTCGCAATACCCGTTGGGTGTCGTAAATCGTGGGCGTGATGTCCAGAATAATCCGGGCAACCTGGGCCAAAGACTTAGTGAAATTGTCGTAAAAGTCAAAGTTTGTCAGGTCAACCTGTTGCTGCTGACCGTTGAGAGCCTTGCCCGAGATGTTGCCTTGCTTTAGTTGAGCAGGGTCAAATATGCCCATCAGGGTCTTGATGTCGTCATCAATCGCTACTGTGGCCTGCATGATGCCGTTTGCCGGCGGCTCGGGCTGGAGGCGTTGGGGAGCAGGGGCGGCGCGTCCATCAATGTCCGTCTGTTTGTATCTCAGGACAGGGTAAGACTTGACGTTAGCCTGTGCCCAATCGTTCTCGTGGCCCTCGTCCTGGCCTTCTGCCATGATCCACTTGGCCTTCGGAGCCAGCGCCACAGATTCGGTCAGGCTAGTCTGCCAGAAGTTATACATCCGTTGGGCGTCTTTGCCGTGACGCACCATGCCGAACTTTTTACGCTTGTCGCCAATAACCACATGACGCCCATAAACCGGGATAACCGGGATGTAACGTCCTGGAAATACCTTTTCCTCAAGCACCTCGATAGCGGTCAGCTTGCACCAGCGGATTTCCTTCTTAACGGTGCGGCGTCTGTCAAGAATCTGGATATTGGCAGCGGCTAAAACCTCGTCTGAGGGAAGTTCGTCCTTGTAAACCGTTGTCCCATCAGACAACATCACCAGTTCAGTCTCTTTGCGAACCGTGTAAAAGTACTCGGCTAGGCGAATATCCTCTTTAGTAATCCACTCGGATTGGGCATCGCCCGTACCGCGCTGCTGGAAGGAATCAACTTCTGCGTCCGGGTATTGGTCAGAGAAAGCCTTTTTGCTCATCATGGTGGTGATAAGCACACGCTCGGCGTCCGATCCGTCAGGCAAGATACTGTTCGGGTCGTAATAGACGGTGAACGGGTTGTCTACCGGGTCAATGTAGATTTCCTGCTCAAATGAGTCGTCAGAGACGTAGTCTGTACGGATACGGATATAGCCCCAACCCATGCGAACGGCATAGTCAACGGCATTGTCGTAGGCGTTATCAGCGTTGGAGTTGGCCTCAATGTGGCGAATGATGCCTTGGAGGACTTGGGCAACCTTTGAGTCGGCCTGGGAGTTCATCCCATGAACCTTGGGACGGGGGCGCTGTTGCCTGATCTGGTTGACCACCTGGCGGCAGTAACCGTCAAGTTTGTTGATGGTCAGGACGGGGCGGGATTCTAGGTTTCGGCTGTTTTGCAGTTCAACGGGCCATTGGTCGCCGTTAACGAACTTCAAATCCTCTAGTCCCTCTTGCCGATTCATGGTGTCTGAATCGTTGGCAAGTTTAAGGAATTGCTTTGCTTCCTCGATTAGAGGGTTGTAATCGCTAACTTCTTTTTCAGCCATATCAGCCCATCCATCCGTAAGAAAGCGGCGCGTTTTGCAATGGTCTGACCCGCCTTGGTTGTTTGGGTTCGTTCACCATAAGCCCAATCATTCTGAATGCGTCTGCGCCGTGTGAGTAATGGTCATGCAACGGATTACGGCTGAATTGGCCCGTTTCTGGGTCAACTTCGTACCGATAATGCCTGAGACATTGTAGACCATCATGGCAATTTTCCCTATCAAACCAGCAATTTCGGAACATTGTTCTAGCAGCGTT